AGAAAAACATATAGAACATTAAAAGATAGTTGTTTTACAGAATTAAAATGGGCAATACATAGACTACAAGTAGATGATTTCTGGGAAATAAAAGAAAGTCCACTTGAAATGACATATAAGCCAACAGGACAAAAAATATATTTTAGGGGATTAGATGACCCATTAAAAGTAACATCAATATCAGTAGATATTGGTGTTTTATGTTGGCTATGGATAGAAGAGGCATACGAAATAACAAAAGAAGCAGATTTTGATGTAATAGATGAGTCAATAAGGCGGAGAAGTCCCAAAAGGATTATTTAAACAAATAACATTAACATTTAATCCGTGGAATGAACATCATTGGATTAAAAAGCGTTTCTTTGATGCTAAAGATGATGATATATTAGCAATAACAACTAATTATATGTGTAATGAATGGTTAGATGAAGCAGACAAAAAAGTATTTGAAAGAATGAAACAAAATAATCCAAGAAGATATCAAGTTGCAGGATTAGGCAATTGGGGTATTGTAGACGGATTAGTATATGAAAATTGGAAAGAAGAAAAGTTTGATTTAGATATAATAAGAAATTTAGATAGTGCTTTTGGGCTAGATTTTGGATACACAAATGACCCAACAGCACTATTTTGTGGAGCAATAGATTTAAATAATAAAAAAATATATGTATTTGATGAACTGTATAAGAAAGGACTATCTAACAACGCTATATACAATAGCATAAATCAAATGGGCTATTCAAAAGAAAAAATAACTGGAGACAGTGCAGAACCAAAATCAATAGATGAATTAAGGGGATTAGGAATAAGAAGATTAACAGGAGCATTAAAAGGAAAAGATAGTATAAACAATGGAATACAATTCATACAAGATTTTGAGATAATAATACATCCTAAATGCGTAAACTTCTTGACTGAAATTAGCAATTATACATGGGATGAAGACAAGTTTGGAAACAAGATAAATAAACCAATTGACGATTTTAACCACTTGATGGATGCAATGAGATATGCAATTGAAAAATATATAAGCAAAAAGCAAATTACATTTGGTTATAATAGAATAATATAGGAGGACAAGATGTCAGTAGTAGAAAAAATACAATATTCAGAAGAATTTTTAAGTGAAGAAAATATAGCAAATAATATAAATATATTATGGGGGAAAGCAATACCGATATTACAACATAGAAAGTATCTATATGACAGGTATACAAGAAAATATGATATAAGTGATGTGATAGTAGCATTAGAGTTCTATATATCTACAATAGCAACAGGATATTTTGGTGGAAAAGAACCACAGTATAAAGTAAAGAAAATAAATGAAACACAAAAAGGAATATTAAAGAAGATATTCAATAAAATATTTGGAGACAAAAATAATTCAGACGAATTTCAAACTATCATTGATTATATTACAAAATATAATGACAATGGTAGTTTTTTCTATGACTGTGTAAAAGATTATATTAACACGGGAGCTTGCTATGGACTAGTATATGAAAACAAAGATAATGAAGTTGTATACGCCCACACATCTAGTTTAACAAGTGTAGCAATATGGAATTATGAAACACCATCTCAAAAGATAGGATTATTAAGATATTGGACAGAAAATTCGAATAATGGTGGATTAGATGTACACTTAGAATTAATAACAAAGAATTATAAAAAACATTATATAGGTGGAATAGAAACAACTACAATAAATAAAGACACAAAAGTAGATTTTAAAGAAAATGAAAACGATAATAAAGAAGTTTTATGGAATGATGTTCCTATATTTGCAGTAGAAAATCCAGATGGATTAGCATTATTTGAGAATGTAATAACATTAATTAAAAAGCATGAACAAGTAATAAGAAATAATGCAAATATATTCCAATATAATGATGATGCTAAATTAAAGATAACTGGATTTGACCCTAAAGAGCCAAATTTAATTGAAGTAAAAGATGAAAATGGAAATATTAAATTAGACGATAATGGAAATCCCGTAATGACAAAAAATCCTGCAAGAATACAAGAAGATGAAGCAATATTAAATGCTAAAGTATTCTATACACCAGATAACACAGGAGATATAGGATGGGTAATAAAAGATATAAACGATACAGCATCAGAAAACCATAAAAAGACATGCTTAGATTTAGCTTTGATGATAAGTGGCGTACCAAATGTAACAGACCAGGGTTTTACAAATGCAGACAATTCAAGTGCATTAGAAAAGAAATTCTTTCCACTTGATCAAGTACTACAACAAGCAGACAAATTATTTGAAAAAGAACTACTTAGAATGTGGGAAATGATAACATCAAGAATAAACCTAAAGAAAAATACAAATTATGATTTTAGAGATATAGAAATAATACTAACGAGGAACTTACCAAGCAATAACCAAGAAGTTGTAGATAATTGGTTAAAACTAAGAGGATTATTAAGCGATAAAACAGTAATAGAACATTTGCCATTTGAATTAGATAGTGAAAGTGAACTAGCAGAAATAGATAACCAAAATGAAATAAATATGAAAAAGAATATGGAGAATATGCAAATGTTAGGAAGTGAAAAAGATGGACAAGATATGGAAAGAACACAATTCAAAGATGAAGAAGCTAAAACAGATATATCAAAGAATAAACAAACAGACAAGAAACAACTTGCAGATGATATTCAAAACATTAAATCTGAATAGTGATAATATATATGATATAGCTGACAATAAAACTAAAAACATGACAAATACATATATAGAAGAATGGAAAGACAAAAAACTCCTAACAGGACATTTTGGAATATTAGCAAACAATATATATAATAGAACTAGAGTAAAAAATAGTGAAATACTAGAATTATTAATATATGGAGTATATATAGAAGAACAAAGCAAACTAGATGAATATGAAAATCAAATAATGTATGAAGATATAAATTATTACTATGGTCAAGGACAACAAGAAGTATTAAAAGCACAAAATAAGAAAAAGCCAATATCAATTATAGATATGGCTTTATTTTTATATTTGTTAGAGCAAGCAAATTTAGAACAATATATTCAAATGACAATACAATATAATGCACAACAAATATATAAGCAAGCACTTATTAACATTCAGCAACAAAAAGAACTAGAAATTGGAAATAATGAATTTCAGAGGATAATAAATCAACAACAAAATACAAAATTATGTATAAATAATGACAAGATATCAGGATTTATGGATAATCAGTTAATAGGGTTAAATAATCAAGCTAAGATACAAGGAATAAAAGAAATTGATAATAATGCAAAAGTAAGGTTTATAGCAATAACAGATGGAAAAGAAACAGATATGTGTCATAGCTTAGATGGACAAATATTTTACATAGATAAAGAAAATGTATTTGATAGATATTATGGAGAAACACAAAAAGATTTAAAAATACAAAGAATAAAATGCAATGGATTAGTAGTTGGTTTGAATTTACCTCCTATTTCTCATCATTTTCATTGGTGTAGAAGTACAATTACATATCAAATGCAAACAAAAGATGAAGAAAGTATTATATTTGATGAAAGAGAAAATATTATAATAAATGGAATTAAAATTTTAAATAATAAAGATTTAAATAAAATCAATAGAATTGCATTGTTAAAAAATCTTAATAGAATGGAGAAAGTATTTAAAGATTTTCCTAATTTAAAACATAATAATATAAAATATAAAGTTGTAAATATAAATGATGATTCAGCAATGGCAATTAGACCTACCAAAAAAGGAAACTATATTATAGAAATAAATGAAAATGTGTTTAATTCAAATATAAAAAGATTTTATAAAGAGGGAATAAAACAACATATAAATGTAAAAGGAACAACATATAAAGATATAGTAATACATGAACTAGGGCATATGGTAAGTTTTGAAATTATCAAGAAAATTAATAAAGGAAATTTAAAAGCAATGCAATTTGATTATGATAATTATATAACTGAGAATAATATTGTAGAAAAAGCCTTTAACAATTTAAAAATATATGATAGCATAAAAAAAGAAAGAATAATAAAAAGTATTTCTAGTTATGCTTATCGAAATAGAGCAGAAACAATAGCAGAAGCTTTTACAGATTACTATTGCAATAAAGAAAAAGCTAATATTTTAAGCAAAGAAATAATAAAAGTTATGAAAGGAATGATGAAAAATTAAACCTTTAATAAATAATGAATGGATTGCGTGGTTATCATCAGATAGAGATGAAAAAGGAAATGCAAAGTTGAAAAATAATACACCAGAGGAAATAAAAGAACAATATGAAGAGTTTAAAATAGAAGAAAGAAAAAAAAGACAAATTTTAGATGATGAATAGCACTTACTTTTGTAGGTGCTTTTATTATTGAAAGTAGGTGTAAAATGCAAAAAGAAATATTAATACCAATAGGAAGAGAAAATGTAAATAAATCAATAAAAGCCATAGGACAAGAATTAATACGAAGAGCAGATGATATAACTAACGATATAGAATTTGTTAGAGAAATTTCTATAAATGCAAAAATAACATCAGATGAAGTAGTAAATTTTGAAGTTACTAAAAAATATACTGCTATGTTTGAAAAGGAGAGTGAAGAAAATGTGGATACTATTACTTATATTAAGTATTAAATTACAAATGCCAACATGGTATTGGATAATATTTACAGCTTATACAGTTTTAATTATGCCATTATTAGCTTTTATAAAACATTGTATACTTGTAGAATTATACAAAATAGGTAATAAAGATAAATAAGTTATTAAAATTTTAAAATTATAAATCAAGAGCTAAGTCGACTAGCTCTTATTTTTATGCCTTTTTACTGATTGTAGGCTATAAAGAACAACAGAATATTTTAAGTAACAATTGGGGCGAAAGCAATGATTGGGACAAGGAGACAAAAATGGAAGAAGAAAACAAGAATGTTAATACTGGGGCAGAAGAATCAGTAGGAACAGAAAACAAAATACAAACTTTTGATGAGGTACTAAGTAATAAAGAATACCAAGCAGAGTTTGATAGAAGAGTTCAAAAAGCTATTGAAACAGCAAAAGGAAAATGGCAAGAAATAAATGATGCCGAAAAATCAGAAGCTGAGAAATTAGAAAAAATGAACAAAGAACAAAAGCTTGAATATCAAGCAAAAAAAGAAAAAACAGAAAAAGAAAATGCACTTGCAGAATTAAATGCTTACAAGTTAAAAGAACAAGCATTATCAATAGCAAGTGAAAAAGGATTAGATGTATCTTTAT